TACCGGCGCTGCTGGCCTAAACGGAAAGACCGTACTAAACGGCCTTTCGGTTCCCGCCGCTAACTTAGGAACCGTAGGCGACTTCTACATCGCTACCGATGAGTATATCATCTACGGACCAAAACAGAATACCGCCGCTATCGAGTGGAATGAGCCTACGACTATCTCCGGCTCCGGCGCTCCTTCTAGCGGTACTGGCGCTACCGGCGATATCTACGTCGATACCGCCGCCGTCTCCGCTGAGTCCGGCGTCTTCGTCTACGGCCCTAAAACCTCTGGCGGCTCGTGGCCTACTCCTAACTACGTAACCGGTAACGGCCTACCCGATAACGACGGCGTAGAAGGCGACTACTACCTCGACCTTACCTCTAACCCTTACAAGGTCTACGGCCCGCGCTTCGATAACTACTGGCCGGACTCTACGAGCATCGTAGGACCTCAAGGCGCGCCCGCGGTCTTTACCGGACAAGGTAAAACGGTCTACGTAGATATCTACACAGGCTCGGATACTACCGGAAACGGTACGGCCGCTCTCCCGTACGCTACTATCGCGCACGCCCTGACAGATACCGACCTTAGCGGTTCGGTGAATAGTAACCTTATCCTCGGTCCCGGTACGCATAGCTGCCCGAGCGGTCTAGTTATCCCTAAGAACCTTCATATCAAGGGAGCAAGTCCCGGAGCTACAACTATCGCCGTAACCGGTAGCGTTACTCTCGCTACCTCCGGTACCGGCTCGTGGGCCGGCGCTAACGCCGCTACCGGCGGACGAGGAAGCCTAGATAACGTCACGCTAACCGCGACGACCGGAGTTAGCCTTAACTTCCTTAGCGCCTCGTCGCTATACGGTACGTTCGCGTTTAACCGCGTCGTCATCGGAAGCTCTACTACGTTCGCTTTAACCGGTATGACCGCCGGAAACTTAGTGTACGCTTTCGGCTGTCTCTTTACCGGTACGGTAACGCTCGACGGTACCGAGTTTAACTTCGAGGCTTCGGACTTCTACTCTACCGTTACGGCTAACGCGGTCTCTTCGGCTTACATCGCTCCGGCATACGGCGCGACTTCGGCTAACATCCGCTTTATCGGCTCGAACCTCCGCGGTTCCGTTACCGTAAGCGCCGCTACAGGCGTCGAGGTCTACGTAGACCTTCGTACGAGCGTAGCTTACGCGGCGAGCCATACGGTTACCGGCGATAAGGCCTCTATCCTCGCGTCGCCTTCTACGTTTAGCTTCTCCTCGACTATCACAACGTCGAGTAACGGAGCCGTAGAGTATATGGGCTCCTCCCGCGCTCTCCGCTTCGCTGACTCTAACGCGGCGGAATGGACAAGCGTAAGCGCAAACTGGGACGCCTACCCCGTCTCCGTACAGGCCGCGCTTAATGAGCTAGCGAGTAGAGTCCGCGCCCTGGAGCCATAATGAGAGCGTGGACGCGCGTAGTAGCGCGCCGTCGCGTTATCGTCAATACTAGCGACCACGCGCTAAGTGGCATCCTCTACAAGCAGGTAGGGCCCCTACTCGTACTTCGAGACGCCTCTATGCTAACGCCCGGCGGCCCGGCTACCCCTATCTCCGGGGAAGTTATCGTAGAACGCTCTAAAGTGGAGTTCGTACAGGTAGTAGGGAGCTAAAAACTATGGCAGTTATCCAGAATGAGAACGGCCTTATAGCTATCTCTACCCGCGATACCGGTATAGGCTCTAACCCGTTTCTCTCCTTCTTCGAGAATGACGGAGCGGACGTACAGACTCTTTATAAGACTCAACCCGAGGTACGAGCCTGCGTAGACTTCCTCTCGCGTAACATAGCTCAGCTTCCTATCAAGGTATACGACCGAGTAAGCGATACCGAACGCCGCCGCGTAAACGACGGCCCTCTCGTCTTTACCCTCGACCGCCCGGCCCCTAACGTAACTCGTACCCGCTGGGTATCCGAGATGGTCTCGGACCTCGCCGTATACGGTAACTCGTATCACGTTAAAGTAAGAAGCGACGACGGCCGTATCGCTCTCGTACGTATCCCGCCGAAGATGGTTACCGTCCTCGGAAACTGGATACGCCCCGATAGCTACGAAGTAGCCGGTACAAGCTCTAAGAAGATATATAAAGCCGACCAGGTACTACATATCGTACATGGGTATAACCCGGAAGACCAACGCGTAGGACTCTCCCCTCTTACTACCCTACGCCAAGTTCTAGCCGAGCAAGCCGCCGCCGGCAAGTATAGAGAACAATACTGGAAGAACGCCGCTCGTATGTCCGGCGTTATCGAACGCCCGGCCGGTTCTCCCGCTTGGAGCGACGCGGCCCGGTCTCGCTTTCGCGCCGAATGGGAAGCAACATATACCGGAGCTAACGCTAGCGGTAAAACTGTCGTTCTCGAGGAGGGTATGGCGTTTAAACCCGTAGCGTTTAACGCCCGCGACTCTCAGTACATGGAGAGCTTCCAACTTACGAGAGAGATAGTAGCTACCGCTTACGGTATCCCTATCGGCCTTCTCGGACTTGGTAGCTTTACCTACGCTTCTTTATCCGAGCAGCATAGACAGCTATACGCCGACTGCCTCGCCCCCTGGATAGTGATGATACAGGAGGAGCTAGAAGCTCAACTCCTCCCCGAGTTCGGTACTACCGAAGGCCTTTATATCGAGTTCGACGTAGACGCGAAACTACAAGGCTCTATAGAGGAACGCGCTCGTATCTTCCAGTCTTCGGTAGGCGGCCCGTACGTTACTCGTAACGAAGCGCGCGCTAAGCTTAACCTATCCCCGGTAGAGGGTGGAGATGAACTTATCGTACCTCTAAACGTTATCACCGGCGGACAGGCTAGCCCTCAAGATAGCGTACCCGTAGAGCGTCTCCTCGGCGCTGCTAGCTCTAACGAAGTAGAAACTAAAGCCGTAGAAGAGATAGACGAGAAGGCCGTATCTAGAGCCGCGTTCGTACGCTCCTACCTTCGTCGTAGAGACCGCTACGTAAACGAACTCGTAGACGCCGTAGAGAAGTCTTTACGTCGCCAGCAGTCCGCGGTAACTAGCAAGACCGGCGCCAAGAGTTCCAAAGGCGAGAAAGCTACCGCCGCTGACGTTTACGACCGACGCCGCTTTACTAGAGAGCTTACTAAAGACATACGGAGCGTAGCGGACGCGGTAGCCGACGACTTCGGTAGCGAGCTCGCGGACCGCTTCGGTAACGGCTTTAACGTCGCCGGTATGAACTCCTACCTAGAAGCCGTCTCGAGTAACGTCTCGGACTCCGTAACTAAGGCTATCTCTGACGAACTAGACGACGCCCTCTCCGCCGATGATACCGCTACCGCTATCGGCGAAGTCTTCGACCGCCGTATCGCCGGCGCCGCCCTCTTCGGCCTTAGCATAGTAACTACCGTAGCTAACACCGCTCGTAATGACGCCGCCGAGTTCGCTAATGCCGCTACGAAGACCTGGATAGTTACAAGCGGTAACCCGCGTTCGTCACACGCGGCTATCTCCGGACAAACCGTACCCTTTAGCCAACCTTTCGGTAACGGCCTTCTCTACCCCGGCGAAAGCGGAGCGCCCGACGACGAACGCGCTAACTGCTCCTGCGTTATGGATATATCCTAATGGCGCGGCTAGTAGTAACCGACTTAGACGATACTCTAGTACTAGAAGGCGATAAGCCTAATGAAGTACTAGCCGAGTATCTACGCCGAACACCTTACGAGGTCTATATCGTCTCCGGTAGAAGCGATAGCCGCCTAGAAGAGACTCGCGCCTGGCTAGAAGCTAACAATATCCCGCACGCCGAGGTATATCTATCCGACTTCCCCGAAGGCCCTAACGCCTCTAGAGAGTTTAAACTCTTTAAAGCCGAGAAGCTACTCGAAGAGGGACACGAGATAGTAGAATGGTACGACAACGAAGCCGAGACTCGACAAGGCCTACGAGAGCTCGGTATAAACGCCGAGAACCCCGCCGAGTTAGAAGAAGAAGATACCGAAGAAGGCGAGGCTAGTAAAGCTTTAACTAAACTAGATGCCCCCGAGTGGCTACAAGAAAACGCGAAACGCGGTCTAGAGTGGTACGAAGCCGGCTACGCCGGAGACGGTATCGTAGACCGTACTATCCGTGAAGCTCGCGCTATGGCCGACGGCTTCGTATCGGAAGATAAAGCCGTACGTATGGCCGCTTGGTTCGCCCGACATATGGGAGACCTCGACGGGATAACCGGAGACGAAGACCCGCCTACGCCCGGTATGGTAGCACACGCTCTATGGGGTGGGTACCCTAGAAGCGAGAGCGAGCGCGCTCAGCGCTGGGCCGAGAACAATAGACCACAAGAGAACAGCGCGCCTAAGGAGGCTAACCGTATGGAGTTTAAAAACTTTACCGCTACCGCAAACGTTACCGAAGCCGGTACCGTAGAAGCTATCGTATCTGTCTTCGGTAACGTAGACTACGTAGGAGATAGAGTAATGCCTGGCGCCTTCTCTAAAACTTTAGAGAACTACGCGGCGTCCGGCCGTAACATCCCTTTCGTATGGAGCCACGACTATGATACCCCCGAGTCTTATATCGGTAAAGTCGTAGAAGCAGAGGAGACCTCCGAAGGCCTCAAGGTTCGCGCCGAACTCTTCGATACTCCCCGCGCGCAAGTCGTCCGAGAGCTACTCGTAAACCGCGTCGTCTCCGAGTTCTCTTTCGCGTACGAAGTTATCGGCTCCGAGAAAGCTACGGACGGCTATACTAACCTTACCGAGCTTAACCTCCTAGAGTGCGGCCCTACCCTCCGCGGAGCTAACCCTATGACGCGCCTACTCGACGCTAAAGCTACTCCGATACGTTTAGCCGAGCTTCCCAATAACTATCGTCCGTCCCTATCGGAGGACGTAACCGAAGGCCGAGCCTGCGGTAACTGCGCCTTTTACGACGAGGAAAACGTAAGGGAAGACGGCGAAAAAGTACTAGCGTTCTGTACCCGCTGGGAAGACTACGTCGACGGAGCCTTCTACTGCAACGCCTGGCAAGCCAACCAAGGCGAGGAAAGCTCTAAGCAAGATAGCCCGCGCGAAGTGTTGCAAGGCGAGAAAGCAGGCCGCACCCTCTCAAGCAAGAACGAAGGCCAACTCCGAGACGCCGTAGCGCTTATCGAGGCGGTTCTAAGTTCTGTCCAGGATAGCACCTCTGACGCTACGAAGGCCGAGGAGTCTCGAGTAGAGACCAAGACCGAGCAGTACGTACGAGACCCGAGAGTAGCGCTCGCGCTTCTCGACCTCGCTAAACTGTCAGCAGACCCGACACTCTAAACCCTAGACCAGGAGAAACCCTAATGGACATTAAGAACCAGCTCGAAGAAGCCCGCCGTATCGCCGAAGTAGCCGCTGCCGAAGGCCGCGCGCTCAACGATGACGAGCAGGCTCGTATCGACGGCGCAATGGGCGCCGTTAAAAGCCACAACACTAGCCGCGACCTCGCTAAGGCCGTAGACGCTATCGCCGAAGAAGTAGGCGTACCCGCAACCGCTAAGAAAGCCGACTCGTACCGCTCGCTCGGCGAGAAGTTCGTAAACGACCCGGCCCTCAAGAGCTGGCTCGGCTCCGTTGCTCACAACGGCCTCCCTGACGCTAAGAGCATCCTACACTCGCCGGCGGTTAACGTCGCGCCGAGCATTAAGGCTCTCATCACAGGCGAAAGCGATACTAGCGCCGGCGCTCTCTTGATGAGCGACTACCGCGGCCTTGTAGACCAAGTCTACGGCCGTGAGCTTTCTATCGCTCAGCTTATCACGACCGGTACGACAAACTCCGACGCTGTCGAGTACGCTCGTATCTCAAGCGTCGTAAATGCCGCTGTACCTACTATCGAGGCTACCGCCGTCTCCGGTTCTTCCGGTTACTCGGCCGAGTCTACCCTAGCTATGGAACGCGCCGTAGCCGCCGTTCGAGAACTTAAGCACTGGCTGCCGGTTACTTCCCGCGCAATGGCTGACGCTCCGGAGCTTGCATCGCTTACCGATGCCTTCCTTCGTTACGGCATCGCCGAGGAGCTCGAGGACCAGGTTATCTCCGGTGACGGTACCGGCGAGAACATGGAAGGTATCCTCTCGGTTAGCGGTACGCTTTCACAGGCTTTCGACACCGATATCGTTACTTCGCTCCGTAAGGCGCTTACTAACGTCCGCGTCAATGGCCGCGCTCGCCCTTCCGCTATCCTTATGAACCCTGCGGACAATGAGAAGCTCGACCTCCTGACCGCTGGCTCTGCCGGCTTCGTCTTCGGTGGTCCGGTCGGTCCGGCTACACAGACGTTCTTCGGTATCCCGCGCGTCGAGAGCGTAGCAGTGCCGGAAGGTACCGCTATCGTCGCTGACTTCCGCGAAGCAGTGCTACTCTCACGCTCGGCCGTTACGGTCCAGATGAGTAACCAGCACTCAGACTTCTTCCTCCGCGGTCTCGTCGCGGTTCTCGCTACGGCACGTGCTGCGTTCTTCGTACGCCGTCCTAGCGCGTTCTGTATCGCGGACATCGCGGACTAAACTACTAGCCGCCCGACTAACCTCGGACGGCGACGTAGAGAGGAACCCTACGAATGAAGACGCCACGCCAGCTCGTGAATATCGAGGTAAGGCCTGGCGTCTTCCTTCGTATGCTACCCGAGAAAGCCTCCGCCTACTCGAAAGCTAGCCGAGTAAAACCGGACTCTACTACAACCGAACCGGAGACCTCCGAGAAAAAGAAGTCCCCGACCAAGAACAAGAAAGCCGCGACGTACGATACGAAGGGAGAGTAGAACGTGAGCAACTTCGCAACCGTAGCCGAGCTCTCGGCTTATCTAGCCCGCGATATCGATAACGCTGACGCTAGCGCTACTCTAGCGCTCTCTCTAGCCTCCGACGCCGTACGTGCCTATATCGGCCAAGATATAGACCTCGTAGAAGACGACGAAGTAACGTTAGACGGAAGCGGTACCGTTCTTCTACTTTTACCACAGACTCCGGTTACCGAGGTCTCTATCGTAGAAGAAGACGGCGAGGCTCTAACGTTCGACGAAGACTACCTCTGGACCTCCTGGGGAGGTCTTACCCGCCTTAAGCGTCCCTGGGTAGCAACGCCGCGCCGTATCGTAGTAACATACTCTCACGGCTACTCTACCGTACCCGGCCCTATAAAAGCGGCAACCCTCGCGCTAGCCGGTCGTCTTATAGACGCTCCGGCGGGAGTTAAGCAAGAGACTATAGGAGCTTATAGCGTAACTTACGCGGCCGGAACGCCTACGCTAGGAGAGACCGAGGCTAGGCTACTCGACCAGTATAGGAACCGCTGATATGCGGCACCTTTTAAACCGCGTAGCTACGGTACGTACTTATGACGCTAACGGCTTCGACGCTTACGGTAACACGACTTACGACGAAACCGATAGAGGCCCCTATCCGTGCCGTATCGACGTAACTAGAAGCGTAGAGCAGACCCTCGATAGAGAGACCGTCCGTACCGAGTTTCGCGCCTTCTTTCTACCAGACGCCGACATAAAAGCTAGCGACGTCGTAGTAGTAGGAGATACTATCTACCGAGTAGACGGCGACCCTATACGCCGCGACGGTATGCGAGATACGCACCACTTAGAGGCTATCTTAGTAGAGGTCCGAACGTGAGTAAGAATAAAGTAACAATAGATACCGAAGCTATGTACGCTACTCTAGCCGCCTCTACTCGTATGCAAGACGCGCTAGAAGACAAGGCTAAAGAGATAGCCGAGAAAGCATCCGCTATCGCTCGCGTAGAAGTATACGATACCGGATACTACGCCGATAGCTTCGTAGCCGGCGCTATGAGTGCTCGTAACCTTCGCTCCCTCTTTAGAGGTTCTAACTCTACTACCGCCGCGCGCGCTAGAGGTAGAAGGCGCCGCAAAGCTGGCAAGTTCTCCGAGGCTATCGAAGGCGACTATAAAGGCGCCGTAGGCATAGTAGGCTCTACGGCTCGTACCGCTATCTTTCACGAATACGGGACGTATAAGAGCCCCCCGAAGTACGTACTAACTCGCGCTGCCTTAGAGTCCGGCGGGACTCTATCCGGTACCGACCGAAAGCCGGGAAGCTAGGTAGCCTATGACTCTCTATAAAGCTATAGACGTAGAACGCGCTTTAGTAGCGTTCCTACAAGAAGACCCGGACTTAGCGGCTTTACATGGCGGCCGCGTATCTACCGAGGTCCCTAAAGATGCTATACTACCTCGTCTTCGTATCTCTCGCGTAGGAGGCATCCCCGATACTGACGGCTGGATAGACCGCCCCCGTATAGCTATAGAAGCCTGGGCGAATAGCAAGGCCGAAGCGTGGGAGCTCGCCTCTACGAGTCTCGCCGTGTTGCAAGCTAGGCTACCGGCGGCACCTTTAGCGGAAGGCGTCGTAACTGACGTACGACCGGATACCGGCCTAGCCTGGGCTCCGGACGAAAGTACGGAGCTCGCGCGCTATACGTTCGCGGTATCAATAACAGCACACCCTAACCAGTAGGAGCAAACATGGCTAACGCATCAGAGACACTCGTAGGAGCTAACGGCTACGTATGGGTAGCGGCTATCGACTCACCAGAGCCGACTAACCCTTCCGGTACCCCCGACGCGGCGTGGACCGAACTCGGCTACCTCTCGGAGGACGGCGTAACTTGGAGCGTCTCAAAGACCGCGGAAGATATCAACGCCTGGCAGTCCTTCTACCCTATCCGCCAAGTCGTAACAGCTACCTCCTCGACTCTTTCTATGACTATGCGCCAATGGAACGCGGAGACTCTCGTACTCGCTCTTGGCGGCGGAACCGTTACCGAGAACCTAGGTATCTTTACTTACGAGCCGCCTGCTCCTGGCACTATCGACGAGCGCGCCGTTATGGTAGACTGGAACGACGGAGACCGTAACTACCGTCTTATCGTTCGTCGCGCCGTAGTTTCGGACGCGGTAGAGACACAGCTACAGCGCGGAGCCGCGGCAGACTTGCCGGTAACCTTTACGGTTCTCGGTAACCAGACAGGCGACGCGCCTTTCATCCTTCTGACCGACGACGAAGCTTTCGGAGCGTAAGCCGTGGCCCGCGTCGTAGACCTCGACGCCGCCCGCATAGCGAGAGCCGAAGTAGAACGCGAAGCCGTTACACTACGCTTTAACGGTAAAGACTGGCAGCTCCCCTCCGAACTCCCCTGGGCTTTCGTCGAGGCTTCTAGCGGCAATACTCAAGACGTTATGCGTGCCCTCGCTACGCTACTCGGCGAGCAGTGGGAAGAGTTCGTACGGTCCGGTCCTTCTATCTCCGACGTTACTACACTCGTCGAGGCTATCCCCGCTCTATACGGTCTCGACAACCTGGGAAACTCCTAAGCCTCGTCTCGCTAGTAGCCGAGCATTACGAGGCGCTCGAAGCCGACTGGCTACGCTTCTACCATAGACAACTAGCAGAGGACCTCTGGGGAACCTCTCCGCTAGGCGCTCGTAGAATAGCCTCTCTTGTAAAGAAACTCCCCGAAGATAGCGCAACCGTGAACGCCGTATCGAGTAGCTGGCCCGCCGAACGCGAACTAGCGGCCGTAACGGTAGAACTCTTACATAGCATACTTAGAACCTACGTAAGCGCTAACTCTAAGCCCGGTACTCGTCTTCCGGAGCCCTTGCATATACCACGCCCCTGGGACACCTCTAAAGAGAAGCGTAAAGCCGGCACGACCCTAGCCGAGCTACAGACGATACTTAAAGACGGACAGGGTAGGAAGGCGGCCAAGTAATGGACATCCAGAACGTAGTAGCTACCGTCGCGGCCGTCGTCGTACCTAAGCTAGATACCGCCTTCGCTACGTCTCTCTCTAGCGAGCTAGATAAAGCTACCGGTAACGCTACCGCCAACCTCGAAAAGAAGCTAAGTACCTCTTTCTCGAATATCGGTGGAAGTCTTACTAGAAACTTAACCGTACCTATCGTCGGCGCTATCGGAGCTACCGTAGCCGCCGGTACCGCCGTCGATGGCTACTACGATACTATCCAAACTAAGACGGGACTAACCGGAGAGGCGCTAGCCGGACTTCAGGATAGCTTCCGTAACGTCGGTAAGACTACCTCTCAAGACCTTGGAGGCATCGCCGATACTATCTCTATCCTTAACCAGCGTTTAGGGCTTACCGGAGCTCCTCTAGAAGGGCTTACGAAACAGATAGCGGACTTACAACAGGTTACCGGCGTCTCGGCGGACCTCGATAACCTTACCCGTACTATCTCCGCGTTTAACATACCGAGCGAGCAAGCCGGAGAAGCGCTCGATAAAGTCTTCCGCGCTTCTCAACTTTCTGGAGTAGAGTTTAACCGCCTTACGTCTCTCGCGGTTACACAGTCGGCGGCGTTCTCCGAACTCGGCTTTACGTTCGACGAGACTATCTCCCTTCTCGCTAAGTTCGAAGAAAGCGGCGTCAATACCGAGACGGTACTCGCCGGCCTTAAGGCTTCTATCGTAAAGTCTACGAAGGGGACCGACTTAGAGAAGGTACAGACGAGGCTATCGGAAGTACAGACTAAGCTAGGCGAGAGTACTCTAGACCTCGAAGCAAAGCAGGCTAAGTATAACGAAACCGTAGGCAAGTACGGTAAGGGCGGCTCTCAAGCTCTAGCGGCCGAAGCCGCGCTCGTAAAAGCACAGAACGACAGAAACGCACTTACCGCGGAAGCTAAGACGCTACAGGACC